TGCACATTTTGGGCGACACCGCCAAGGCGGGTGACAGTTATATCGTTGAAAATCTGTGTGTCATCGTAGGCAAAATCAATGCTCTGATATGAGATGTCAGTGCCATTGTCATTGAAGAAAAGAGGCGTTTGGTCAGCCTCTTCGGAAACTGTGGTTCTTGATAGAAATACTGCGTTGCCTTCGTCATCAATAAAGAAGCCACCAAGTTCGCTCTGCTCTATCGTTTGACAGGCTCCAAGCAAGGTGCGATTTGTGCCAGGGTCGGCTTGCACCAAAGTATCGCCAACATCTATAAGTCTTTGGCTTACAGGGAAACTTGCAATATCTAGCAAGTTCTCAATGCGCGCCCCCGTGGTTTGACCGGCGGATGAACCCGCGACAGTCGTGATGTTGACATTTTGGAAAAGTCTAAAGGCATCGACACATTGGAAAGTTACTGTTGAAACCTCATCAAGGCCAAGCCTGAAGATGTTGTCAAAACTTGTGATGTAGCCTGAATAAAGATAGTAACGATTAAGACCTGAGCCGTCATCATAATCTGCAAAGATGCGAATCTTACGAAGAGGCAAGAGTTTGCCAAAATAAGGCCCCGAACTATTTTGGGGGTTGAAGTCGCCATTCTCATCCTCAAGAACGACAGTTGCGGTGCCTGCTTCAAAGCTGTTAAGAATACGATTTCGCCCACGGCGGATGGAAACGCGAAGGGCGATGTCACTTACATCAACGACATCTGCCGGCGCATCTGCCAAGATGCCCACGCCAAGTGGCGTTGAAGGATCATCTAAGACAAGCGGGTTTCCGAAGGCAGGGCCATTCGCAAAGTCAATGCTGACTCCAAGGACTGGTGTTCCTGGCATTACACGATTGCCTGTGTTAAGAAGAGGCCACTACCACTGACCTGACCTCGCAGCAATTGATTTCTTATTGCCTCAGCTAAATCTGATTCTGTTTGCACATTGCCTTCAACTGTCACATTGATAGTTGTCCCTGAGCTACTTGAACCGAAAGAACTACTATCAAAACTTGTGCCTAAGCTACTGCCTTCAATATCAAAATTGGGGAAAGATGGTGTGTTTAGATTTGTGGTATCTAATTCAGGTAAACCTAGAGCAGCAGCAGCGCGAGCTGCTTCTTGGGCTAAAAGTTCTGCAAGAGCAAGTTCTGATTCTGCGAGAGCAGCAAGAGCAGCCGCGTGAGCCTCAACTGCCGCTTTTGCTCCAGGGTCGCCTAGAATATAACCTGCGGCTTCATCATCAGTTATCACACTGCTTGACTGCACAGTTCCCGTGACTATCGTTGTTGTTTTATTGAGCGCGGCAAGATAGTTGTTTAGAGCTGCGAGGGCATTGCGCCAAGACTGAGCTGCTTCATCACCTGGCAAAGCCCAAGAAGTGCTGAGAGCCTTTTGAAGCGCAGTGCCATCTTGCACTGTCTTGGCATAATCAAGAACGCCCTGACGGGTCATTCCCCACTTGCCCATCAATTCTTCAATTTCTTTGTCGTCTATCTTCTCGTCTTTTAGAGCGCGAGTGAAATCAACATACTTCTGTGCTTCTTCTTTTGTCAGACCCCACTTCATCAAAAGATTGATGACCGCACCATCATTGATTTCAGTAGAGTTGGCCGAATAGATTCGGGCGATGTATTCGAGAACTTGACCAGCAGTAACTCCCCACTTTTGGGCAAGAACTGCGACTTCCTCGCTTGTTACAGTCTGATCAGATAAGACTTGCAGAAGGTCCGCATATCGTTGCGCAGCATCATTGAGTTTCATCTGCGCTTCAAGGTTTTTCATTATTGCATCAACTCGGCGAGCTTCTTCCAAGTTGCCTTGCTTTATGAGGTTGAGTCGAGCCGCCTCAAGTTGAATAGGGTCTTTCTCAGTTGTTGGCTTTACGCCTAACTTGCGAAGGGCTGCGAGCGCCTTGTCTGTCGCAATTTGCTCTTTGGTTTTCTTTATCAAAGTGTTGAGGCTTGATGATAAACCTTTGTTCTTGATGTTAGCAGCAGCAGTTGCCTGAGAGAGTCTGCCTAAATCTGCTAAGTGACCTTGGACAACCCCTGAGTTTTTCTGCATTGCCTCAGTATTGTCATCAAGGCCCGCAGTCATTTTGTTAATGACAAGGAGGGTTCCGCCAACTGCTGCGGTAAAGGCAACTATGCCTGCGGCTGCTGCGAAGGCCGAAGTTCCGCCTGTGGCAAAGGCTGTCGCGGTGCCTGCGGCGGTGCCTGCGACTGCCTGCTTCTTAAATACACCTGTCAAAAGTTTGAGGGCTGCAATAATTGCGCCAATACCCGCAGCAACTTTTGTTCCGACAAAGGTGCCGACAATTAAGGCTGTGAAAATTTTGAATGTTGTTAGGTTGTCAGAGATGGTCTTAAACATCGAGGCAAGACCTTTAGTGGCCTTGATTAAAAATTCTATAATGTCGCCAAGTGCTTGAGCGAGTTCATCTTTGTTCTGCGCAATAAATTTTTCAAAGGCAGGGATGACTTGAGTTTGAAAAACAACTACTAATTTTTCTAAGACAGGCAGGAAGGCAAAGCCTAAAGTTTCAAGAGCCTCGCTGAAAGCAATTCGTATTCCTTGCATTCGCCCTTCAAAAGTTTCAGCGCGTGTTGAAGCTGCGCCTGCGAAGGTCTTGCCTAATTCATTGAGAGCGCCATTTAGGTCTTTGCTCTTCTTTATGTCATCAGATAGAGGAACGCCAAGCCTTGTCAGTGCGCTAAAGTTTCCGCCAACTGCTTTGGCAAGAGCTAAGGAAACGCTCTGCAAATCGCGCTGAGTGCCTGCCGAAATATCAAGGGCAAGATTTTGCAAAGACTGCGCTTGGGTGACATCTTTAGTGGCATTGAGCAGAGTCGCTAGGGATGGTCGAAGTTCGTCATCGCTGACAGAAACAAGCCGTTGTTGTGTGGTGATGAATTCTTCCACTGAGGCAATGGCTGCCTCATTTGCCCCTGTCGTGTTGCGCAGGGCATTGGCAAGAAGTGCCTGTGACTTCTGATCCGCAATGGCTGCTTCAACGCCATCCTTGCCGAGCTTGATGGCAAGACCTGCGGCTGCGAGGGTCGCAACGCCGAAGGCTTTGGCAATCTTCTTGCCGGCATCCTTAAACTGTTTTTCCAGTTTGTTCAGGTCTTTGATAGCCTGCTTGGAACCTTTGTCGTTGTAAACTGTGACAATGCGTTCAAAAATTGCCATCAGTTATTCCTCTCTCTTGCTCAAATTTGCATCCATACGCGCTTGAGCTTTGTTCTCGGCAACTTTAATTGCCTCAAAGATAGCGCGTTGCGCATTCTTCTTGTTGAGAGAGCGCGACCTTTATCATTGCCTAATTGTTTTGAAGTTGGAAGAACTCCATAATACTTCTCAATTGCTTGGATAAAATCTTGAGAGGCAGTTGGGTTTGTTGATCGTGAAGCGCGGGTTCTAGCGCGACTTGCCTTGCTACCACGACCAGCAGTTTCAAAGATAGCGCCTGCCTTGTCACGCTGAACAACTCCGTAAGAATTGCGAAAGCCTGAGTTAGTTGATTTAGAACTAGGACTGACTGTCTTGATTCCTGCCCTTGCTTTGCTAACATCAAAATTGACAAAACCGCCACGACTTTTGTTCTGCGCTAGTGGCCCGATTAAACCTGCACTCTTATTCTCACGCGCCCATCCTGAAGGATGTATGTCACTTGGAATTAGTTGTTTGGCATCGGTGACTATCTTACTGAGAGAACGCCTGATGTCTTTATCAAGTGCTTTCTTCAGGTCAGGCGCGAAACGCTCAAGAGCTGTAATTGTTGAATTAACTCCTTGAAGAGAAATCCGATAATTCGGTGAGTCCATTATTTGTTTCGCGCCTTTGCTCGTTCCTTCACATACACAAACATTGCCTCAAGAATGCCATCAGGTGCATCAAGTAATGCCACCGGCGAGATGCCCGACTCCACAGAAAGAGCTGCTATTGAATAAGTCAGGCTATCTCTGTGGATTCGGAAGAAGGGTCGGTCACCAGCGTGACTTCTTCAAGAGTGTCAAGGAAGTCATTGCCGAAGGGTTTGACAACGCGACCATTGTGCTTCATCGCAGACCAAGCCAAGAAATAGATGTGTTCTAGTTTCTGCTCTTCTGCAATTAACTTGGCCAAGCCCTTGCCATACTTCTGCTCAAACTCCACAATGACTCTTGGTCGAAGTGAATAAGTTGCATCAACCTCATCGGTTGTGACAACTCTTATTTTTAATCCATCCATTTTTTCCCCCTAGTAGATTTAACTCATTGATTTCGTGATTTCGCCTGAAATTGGCCAAGTCACGCTCGCAGTGGCTAGTGATCCGACAGACCCGTTGAGAGGTGTCCATTCGGCAACAAGCACTGAGAAATTGTATTTCGGATTTGTTGCGCTAACACTTGTGTTGACAGGTCGAACTTCACAGGCAACGGCAGTGCCGAGCAACGGATAGATTGTTGCCTCAACTGACCCTGATGCGTAGTCCTGGAGAAATTCAAACGAAACGGAATTATCGGCAAGGCCGGCAATCCTGCGTTTCGCAGTATCACCAAAACTCGTCACATCAATAATGTCATAAGCAGTGCTTAAAGTGACACTTGAAATCGATGACGATAAGTCAGTCGATGCAAATGTCACCAAGGCATTATTGAGAACAAGTTTCGGCATCTTAGGCGATAGCTTTTGTGATTGCTCCGCTTACAGGCCAAGTCACAGAAGCAGTTGCAAGTTCTCCAACGGCTCCGTTGAGTGGTGTCCACTCTGAAACAAGGCAGGAAACAGTGTAGAGAGGATTGGTCGCTGTTGTTGCTCCGCTTACAGGCTTGACAGTGACAGTTGTGACTGTTCCTAGAAGTGGGAAGATTGTTGCCTCAACTTCTCCTGAAGCGTAGTCTTGGTGAAATTCCAACGAAATGGAATTATCTGCAAGACCGCCGATGCGTGTGCGAGCTGCGGTGCTTGAAAATGCTGTTGTTTCTACGACATCAAATGATGAATTGAGCGTGATTGAACTAACCGAGTCAGACAAATCAACTGCATTGACTGTGACAACGGCATTGGTGAGAACGATTTTTGCCATTAGATTTTGGCTCCTTCTTGTGCTGGTTTGATTATTGGTTGACTTGCTTGACTTGCTTGTATGTGGCCACTTGCAATGAGAGCATCAATGTTTGCGCCTGCATCTTCTAACTCTTTCAAGGTAAGAACCTCACCTTGTTTTTTCCCACAGACCTCGCGGCCTGAGATGACCTTGTAAGCCATTAGTTTCTCCTTATCCCCAAATCGTGAGTCTGTATCGGTAAGAGAGAAATGACACTCCCTGTGAGTCATAAGTGCCTGCTTCGGCTCCTGTGACACGCAAGGTGTTCACTGCTCCTGACAAAGTGCGATCACTTTCTAGCGCGGTCTTGATAGAGCCAGTGCCACTTCCTGCAAGGAAAGCATCCAACTTGTCTTGTCCTGAGCGTTCTGAAAAGCGTTGCACAATCACAAGAACATC